CAGAGTGAGTTCCTGCTTTGATTGCAGCATCTCTACTATCTTTTGATTTAAATACTGCAGTTTTACCACTTGCTTTGTTGATAGCGGTAAAAGTTTCTTCGTTTAATAAATTCTTTAATTTCATTTATATATTCCTTATATTAAAATCCTATTGATGCGATTTGACCGTCAAACTCTATCCAACGTAATTTCATATTACTTAATGCTTTTAAATCTGATGTATCCAATCTATTTTTGCCAGTTGGAACTTTGATTTCAGCAATGTATCCATGTATTCCATCCCAAATTCTTTGTTGTTTGCCATTAAAGAATTTTTCAAAAACAATAACTTGTTTTTGTTTATTAGAATCCAATTCATTAAATGAAATTTCTGATGCTTCGTTTAATGTAGATTCGGTAATAACTCTTTTATGTGTATATAAATCTAATTTACCATCTTCGGTAATCTTAACATCGTAATTTGTTTTACGAATATCATTATGACCACCCTTAAATGGAGTATCACCAACTTCTTTGGTGATTTTACCCATTTCTATTTTATTATTCTTTAAATAATCTTGTATTGAGAATCCCATATTATAATTCCTTTATGATAATTCAGTAATAATTTCTCTCATAAGGTCTTGTGCCTTACAAAAATCACCACATACTACTGCTTGTTCTTGTAATTGTCTATTTACCGATTCTTGCAATGGTGTCATAAATGCACCATGTGTAGATGGATTGGAAACGAAATCCCAACCAATCAATTCAAAATCTTCACCAACTTTTACTTTACCTTCTCCCATTGGAGATACTGAACCCATACCACGCGAAGAAATACCCAATAGGATTCCTGCTCTTAATAATTCTTTAAGAATGTTACCTGATGGAGTTGGTAATATTTCAACAGTACCACACAAATCATTACCTTCCCAATGGATTTCCTTAATGTTGTGAGATACGTTCTTTAAATTGATTACAGATGAATCTGGATGGTCTAATTCACCCAATGCTCTTCTTTCTTTAATAAGAGTTTCGTATTTTTTTGCCTCTCTCTGAAGAATTTCCATCGGATATACTCTACCGTTTTGGTTTTCTGCACCAGCACGTTGAAGAATACCTTTTACAAGTGTTCTACCACTTGCATCTTCGTTTATTTTACCTTCAAAAAGATTTGTTTCGATTAAAAGATTCTTCATTTTATCTATTATATTTTTTAGTTTAACAAACCAATTGCTATATCCTTAACTTCTCTTTCTGCACCTGCAGCATATTTCTTATTACAAATTGCAATTGTGTTACCAGATACTTTAATCATATACATTGGTATCATTGATGTTGTAAAATCGTATTTGATACCCGCTTTTTTTAATTCAGAACCTACGTTCATAAATGAAGATGCATTTTTAACTGCAGATTCAATTTTATCTAAATCTGCATCATATCTTCCTTCTTTAATTACTGATTCATTAGCTTTTTTACCAGCTCTTAATTTAGCTAAATCAGAACCTTCAATTTCACCATCACCATCTACATCTAATTTCTTTTGGCCACCAACTAATGCTTCGTTTTTCTCACCCCTACCATTCCAAGCAGAATCGATTTTATTAAAGAATGCCTTCTTTTCATCATCTGACATTGCTGGTATTGATTTTCCACTCTTTTCTAATGCTTTTTGAAAGAATGCTTGATATTCAGATTCCTCTGCAAGAACCTCTCTTACGATATTTTTAAATTGTTCTCGTGTGATTTTCATTATTTTTCTATCTCCTTTAGAGTTCGTGCAATATTAACTATTCTCTCTTTTATCTTATAAATATGATTATTAGTTCTTTTCCAATAATCAGATGATTCTAACTCATTTATATTTTTAATCTTATTATACCAATTAAAAAATTTCTCAACTTCACTTAATTGATATTTTAATTCTTTCAATCCCATTGCAAGTTTTTTATGTGCATGCATAGATTCATCATTTTTTATTGCTAACCAACGATTTTCATTTACTGATTCGTTTTTATTTATTTCTTTACCAGCTTTTACTGCATCTTTATATGCTTTTGAATTTTTAGGTGCAGGTTTTTCACCTCTAGCTCTTTTAGCTCGTATATTTGCCCACAATCCTTCTGATTCTTCGGTTACTGATTCATATTTAATCATATCTGGATTAAACTTTTCAAAATTCTTTCTTGCCCATTTTACGGCTTCTTCATAAGAATTGAATTTGATTCTATCTTGTTTAAATCCTTTTTTCTTATTTAGAAAATCAATATAAACTTTTTCTTCGTTTACCGATTCATCAATATTTTCAACATCGTTATCAACTAATGTATATCCTAATTGAGTTGCAGTTTTTTTTCTTCTATTTGAAGAATTTTTACCTGAAAACGCATGAGGTGTTTGATAACCATCAATATTTCCGGTTACATTAGCCTCATCCAATTCTTTTTCAACTTCTTGGATTAATTCCTCAATAAAATTTTTAAGAGATTCGTTTCTTAACATTTTGTATTTCCTTTATTAATTCAAATGCCAACATTAACGATGATACTTGCTCATCTGTCACCTTCTTACCAATTTTTTGAGATTTTAATACGTTTATAGTTTCTTTTAATTTGATTTTTGTAATTTTATCATCCATTCCTTTATGAATAGAATGTAATTCGGTTACAACTTTTTTAAGTTCATTAGCGTAGTATTCACCAAACTTTGATGTGTTGGTTACATTATTGATGTATTCTCTTAACAAATTCTTTTGAACATCATTAAGGTTTGAGTATTTCTTATTGAAAGTTTCAACAAGAATCTTATATGTAAGTAATCTTAAATCTTTTTCTTGATTTTTGTAATCTTCAACTAACTTATCTTCTTTTTGTTTAAGAGATGCAGATGCAGATGTAGATATATGTTCTACTAATGTAATTTTTGAATCGAATATTTCTTTAACTTCCGATATATCTGTCTTTTTTGCTTCAAATAATTTGTGAATTGAAGCTAAAACACGATAATTAGTTACCGGTGATGTTAAGAAACTATCAATTTCAAAATTCTCTTTGATTGATTTAACTAAATTATATTTTTCTTTGATAAGTTTCTGCTCATCTAATTTAGTTCTTGCTTCCATTATAGCATCAATGAATTTTTCTGCTTTGGATTCTGAATTGTATTTCTCTTCAATCAATAATTTATATAGACGAAGTTCTTTTGACAATTCACTACCATTACTAAAAAATTCTACTACAATTTTTTTAGCTTTTTCTTGAGAGCCATTTAGTATCTCTAAAGTTATTTGACGAGTTAATAATTCAAATAGAAAACCCGTATTTTTAAATTTAGAATGTTTAATTTTTTTCATATTTAATCAATTCCTTATTTTGATATGCTCAAAAACTCTTATATAAATATAAATATTTTTTTGATTTGTTAATTTTCTTCGTTATCTATGATATTTGTTTCATCCAACATACCCTTTGTTTCGTTCAAATACCTACGTTTTGATGCAATACCATTGATGTATTTAAGTGCTTGTTGTTCAGTTGTTCGATGTTTTAAAGCATTTTTATTTTCTTTATCACCTAATGGGTCTCTACCAAATGGAGATTTATCTTTACCATAAGTATTTCCTTCTCTTGGTCTTCCACCTTTACCTTCAGATTCTATTTCTGATTTAAGATTATTAAGTGATTCTTCAACATCAGTTGGTTCTGCTTGAACTGCAGGGTCATTTCCTTGTTGTTCAATTGAATTATTACGGAACTTATCTTTCATATCATCGATAACCTTACCTCTTTCTTCTTTTTGGTCACCATCTGATAATTTAAAGATGTTCTTATAAACCCAATCTTTAGATAACATTTGTAAATTTTGGATATCCGATGCCAATCTAACTTTTTCAGACCAAAGATTAACTTTTTCTTGTTCGTAGATTGTTGATGGATTGATTAAACTCAATTCAAAGTTGGTCATTTCAACATCTTGTATTCCTTGTGAATATAAGTGAACGATTGCAATTTTAGATAATTCAGATACTACCGTTCTTTGAATTCTTTCGATTGTTCTTGCAAAACGAACATCTTCTGCTGCAAGAGTTGCTTTACCATTTACATTCTCATCATATCCCAAATATGCTTTTGGAATTTTAAGAGCTGCAAATAATTTATTTTTTAAGTAATCAATATCTTCAGTTGCAGAATATTCTAAACCAGAGATATTATCAATTGATGTTCCACTATCACCACCTCTAACCGGTAAGAAGAAATCTTCGGTTAGATTCTGCATATTGTATTTTAAATTATAATCACCACTATTTTTATCAACAAATGGAACTTTTTTCATTTTGTTGATAATTCTTTGCATGTAATTATCTACTTCTTGCGGTGGAATGTTTCCTATATCGATTTTAAACACCCTTTTTTCAGGTGCTCTCATAATACGATGGATTAACATTGCATCTTCCATTAAACTCAATTGTTTCCACAATCTTCTACCATTTTCAATCATTGATTTACCGTATGGTAACCAGTTCGTATCTGATAATAGACGGAAGTGTGCAATTTCAAAGTTATCGTATTCTGATTTACCATTTGGGTCTTCGGTAATTTTGAATTTAACACTATTAGGATTATTTGGGTCTAATAATTCCAATCTTTCGGTATTATATACTGAATGTGGAGTTACGTTTACAATACCCTTACCTTCTGCAATTTCTAATCCTAAAAAGAAATCACCATATTTAACCATGTTTCTAACCCAAGGCCAAAGGTTGAATTCAATATTAAGAATATCATAAAATAAGTTATCTAATGATTCTTGTACCCTATTGTTATCCGAACGAATTGATAAAATTGTACCGAATTCATTTTTTAATGTAGATTCATCAGCATAAATATCTAATGCAGATGCAATAATTGGGTCTTGGTCCATTGCATCATAATCTCTAAACACCTCTCTACGAACTTGTTGGTATGCCATTGATTGTGCACCACCTGCCTGTTCGAAATAGGATTTTTGTAGTTTAGTATATCTATCTCTTAATGATGATAGGTTTGTTTGTTGTCTATCATCGGTATCCACTACTTTTCGATTACCATCTGAATCAACTACTACAACTGCTTTAGTTGAAAATAGTTTTGATAATCTACCAAAAAATGAAGTATCTGCCATAATTTATTTATTTTACCATTTTCTGCAAGACCAATATCTAGCTTTATGTCTTGGTCCAGGATTTTCACAATTGTGTCTTGCTCTGAAGGATTTTCTTCTTTCAGGGTTATTCTTTTTAATTTTAACACCCTTTTGTCCAAAGTTTACTTTAACAACATTTCCTTGTGGATTTTTTACATATACTTTGAATTTCTTAACATCACCTGCCATTGGTTTACCCAACTTTACTTCTCTACCTTGATATTCTGCTTCAAAGACACAATTACAATTTGCTTCTTTTAATTCAGTTGTATATGACTTTAAGAAATTAAGGAAATCTTCCTCATCTTCCTCTTCAACGTCTAATTCATCATAATCTAACGTAAAATTATGTTCAGGTTGGTCAAATGGATAATCTTCCACGTAATCCTCATTTATTATGTTTGTTAATTTTATCATAGTATTTCCTCCTATACACTATAAATATATACAAATTATATTATCCCTTATAATTTTACTTAATCAACCAAGTCAAGTCTTCATCATCTTGTCCAACTCGCATTGACCACGGGTTTGTATCCATTGAAGAATTACCCCCAAACCCATCTAATGTATATGAATGTTGTGAAATACCACCCAATGTTCTTTTGGTTAGTTCTACACCTTCTTGTCTTAATCTTAATGCAGTATCTCTAACCCACAATGCAATTCCTAATGACATCGTAAGGTCATCATTGTATCCTCTCATTGCTTCTGCACGATTACCATTCCAAATAAATGTAAATAACTCATCTATTGTACGAGATGAACGTATTGTAACCTCTTTTTCTCTGATGTATTGTTCTAATTTAGATACAATTAGAGGGCGGGTTTTCATTGTAGTAGAGAAACCTGCAACCATACCTCTTTCTTCTGCACGATATTTGTTATGTAATTGATGTTCAACATCAACATATTTCAAATCCTTACTCATATAAAACAAATTACGATATCCTCTATCAATTACTTGTTGAATAACAGCCCAACCAATGTTTGCGTTCTCCACAACTAAAAGTGCTTCGTTATATTCAGTTGCCAATGCTACAAGGAAATTACCAAAATCTTTAGTATCCATTTTACCTTTATATTCCGCCACTTGTGTTGCAGTTTCTACATCAAACACATGACACGCAGAATAATCGGCTCCATCCCCTCTAGCAACGTCGGCCACTACCATATAACCTTTGTTGTAATCTGGATATTCCCATTTCCAAAGATTATGGTCTACCCACGTCTTCTCAATCGGTTCTTGACAATATGTTTCTTTATAAAACATAAGTAATTGTGGGTCTATGACAGTATCACCGGAACTAACAAAGTCACAATCACATTCTTGTGCTGCACCCTTTGGTCCTAATAATCTTTCTTGTTCATCTCTCCATGCTTGACCTCTTTCTGGGTGAACTGACCAGTGTAATCGAATTGTATTAAAATCGTTTGTACCTTCTTCTGCACCTACCCACGTTCTATGAAAGAAATTACCCACACCATTAGGAGTAGAAAGGATGATTGCACTACCACCGGTTGATAACGTAGATTGTGCAGATATCCAAATTTCCTCAATACTATCAATAAACGCAGCCTCGTCAAATACTAAAAGTGATAAGGCTTCAGAACGACCAGCATCTCCAGAAGATGAAGTTGCCTTTGCTTGAGAACCATTTGCATATCGTAAAGAAAGTTTATTATCTTCAACGGTTGTTTGTTTTAACCAACTTGGTAAGTATTGGTTCATTACCCTAATTTTAGTAATAAGGTTTTTAGCAACTTCTTGTTTCGTTGCAATTACCAATACGTTAAAATCTTGATTAAATAACATCTTCCAAAGGGAGAATCCGGCAACCAATGTAGAGATACCTGTTTGACGTGATTTAAGAACGATGTTATATCGATGGTCTTTAAACTCAACTAATGTTTTTTCCTGAAATGGAAATAAGTGGAATGGGATTTTACCTCGTACTGGATGTTGAATCATACAGTATTTTTTCATAAAGTGTATAGGGTCACTAGCACACTTTTGATATTCGAGTTTAATTATTTCTTTTAACGATGTAGCCATCAGAATATTTTATTTTACTAACAATATACCCGTTGCTACGATACCAACGTAAGAACCAATTTTGTATAAGAATGATTTTCTTTTTTCAGCTTTTAATTCTTTCAAAAGAGATTCGGATTTTTGTCTTTCTAATCCAAATTGTTCATCTTTTTGATTGATGATATAATCTAAATTAGCAACTTTAGAATTTAATATACCGATGATACTATCTTTTAATACAAGTTTTTCATTTGTTAATTTTAAAACTTTATTAGTTTCATCTAATTGTAAGATTGCACCATCACCCTTTATTAAATCTTTAATGATTAATTTAGCGGTTGGAATCGATACTGCTACAATTGTATCAGTTTGAACCTTTGTTGTTTGATTGGTAACGGTCTGTGAAAAACTTGTTGAGGTCACTAAAAGTAAACTCATTAACGCTAATAACTTTTTCATTTGTTTTTCCTTTTATAGTTTTGATATTTGTTTGAACATTATCGATATTATTATCTAATACACCAACTTCTCCATGTATTTGTTCAATTTGAGTATCTAATTGTTTGTTTACTAATATTACTGAATCAATGTTTTTCTGAATACTATCAATTTTATGATTGTATGAATCAACATCTGTTCTTAATTGTTTAGTAAAGAAAATATTATAACCTACTAAACATATTAAAACTAATAATAGAAATGACGATATTCTATTTGCCATATAAAAACTCCTTTATTATAAATAGTGTTCTAAATTATACCCTTTTATAACTTCGAAAGCTTCGTTTCGTTTTTGAACAATTTCTTTAATCTCATTTTCACCATTATCTATGATTTCTTGAATTTCGGCTTTTACTTCATCTACTGATTTTGGTAAACTCCATTTTTCAATCGTACCATCTTCGTTTATGAATTCATAGTATGGTTTAACTTCGTTTAATGATTGTTTTAATTCTTCTAATTTGATTTTACCTTCTACAATCATACGAGTATAGATTCTAAAATCTTCATATTCTTTCCAAATTCCAGCAGTTCTAAAATTATGTTCAATATCCGATAAACAATCGGTACAATAACCGGTTTTTCTAATTAAAGTTTCATCGGTTTTTGTTTTTTTAACTTTTTTACAACTAGGATTTGTACATTCCTTTTTAAGATTTAAATAATTACGAATTTCTTGTAATGCTTCGTGGTTTTTACCAGTTTTTATAGTATAACCATTTTTCTTTTCGTATTTATAAAACTCATCTTCCCAAGCATCCCCAACATTTCGTTGTTCTTCAGTTTTTGTCCAACCAATTTGAGTATTTTTATCATACTCACCGGTTTGAACCATGTCTACCAACTTTCTACGTGTTGGGTGCATATATTTTCTCTGAAACTCCTTACTCATTGTTATATATTAGGTTTATATTTTAATATAAGTATATAAAAATGAAATTATGAGTAAAAAATACCCAAAAGTTGATTTAGAGATGCAAATGCCCCAGTTAATTTGAAAGTTTTACCACCATACACAAATACAATACCCTCAATTGGTACAATTTTAGATGGACCTCCAATAGATGTCAATCTTTTCAACTCTAATTTTAATTTTTCAATTTTTTTAGGGTCACCTGATTTCTGAACATCTTTAACTGTCTGGTCTAATCTCTTTTTCATCTCTCTAACTGCCGAATCTGGGTTCACAGTTAATACTGATGATGTAAATTGAAGTACTTCTGCACCAACTCCTAAAAATATATCTTCGAATTTCATTAAATTCTCTTTACTAATTTTAGTTTGGTCTTCTTTATCAATTTTTTGAGCCCATTGAAGAGTTTTTTCATCAGTTATATTCTTATTATCTATTCTGAATCCCTTATCACCAAATGCCCATCTCTTAACTAATCCCATTTTGATGTTATTATCTAACATTGATGGTGATTTTTTAGTTACGAAGTTTTCCCACCATGCTTGATGGTAATTTGCAACACCATCAGTGTCACCTAATCCAAATTCTTTTTGTAAAGATTGTATTTTTCCCAAATATTTTGCTTTTTGAGATGCTAATTTTTGAGATTTTGGTAAAGAAAGTACCGGTGGTCCTTGAATTGTGTAGTTTGATTGAACATCTTGATTAACTTGTTTAATCATTCCTGCTAAAATCTTTGCTGCTTGTTGATTTTCACCAATTGCATTACCATCCATATCATATTCCATTGTTCCGTGAAATACTAAAAGCGGTTGACCGTAAGGAATAACGTTCACAGATGTAGGATAAATTACCTCTAGATTCATAAAACACGAACCATCTTTAAATATCTTTTTTCTTTGTGCTTCTGAAAGAGATTTTATTGCAGATGTTAAATCTTGCATTGCAAAGTTATATGCTTTCTCTAATTCACCTCTACCGGTAAACTTATCTGCTACACCTTTTATATCTAATGCTCCTGCACCTTTATTCTTTAAATGGGATTTGTTACGTGCTGCAACTAATCTACCTCCTACCCAACTAATTGCAAGTGCCTGGCCATCGGTTTTTTCTCTTGCCAATTCCAATTCACCTTCTAATGCAAGATTTACAATATTTTTTAATTGTCCAAATGTTAAATTTATATCAGTATCAAATGGATGATTCATATGTCCATATGCACCACCTTCTACCAATAGTTTACTTTCATTTATATTTTCCTTAATATATCTAAATGTTACTGCTTTCTTACCATTTATTGTTGGCATTCCATGTTCATCAGTTCCGATAGATTTAATAACAACTTTTTTGTTTTTAAATTTACCCATTAAAACTTCATCACCAACTTTAATATTTAGTTCAACTCCTTCTTTAATAGTTCCACCATTTTTTTTGATGAAATTTTGGATATCAGATTCAGTATTTGCAACTACTACATTTTTATATTTTTGTTTTAGTTGTTTTATTATTTTTTCAGTTTCATTCTTATCTTCTCTATCAAAAGTCCAACTTCCAATTTGAGTTTTAACTTTTAATAACTCTGGAACAACTAAAATACCTTCTATTTTAATTTCAGAAAGAACTACTTCATTCCAATCTGAATCATAATATAATCCATTTGAATTTAAGTATTTGTCTTGGAATTCCTTTTTCTTACTCAACATATACTTTTCAGCAGCATCATAATACTTTTTGATAAACTCAGCTTTTTCTTGATTTGTAGCAGGTTTATCATACATATTCTTTAACCATTCTTCCTTATACTTTTTTAATTCGGGTGCAAAGTTAAATACTACATCTTGTTCTCTACCTAAACCCGAAATTATCGTACCGGGATTTACCCATCTTCTACCTTGTTTATCAGGTTCCGTCCACAAGTCCATTATACTTTGTGCCAATACAACACCTGATAGGGCTACAATAATACCACCTTTGGTATGCATTCCTTTTCCTTTTACAAGTTTTCCATATTTGGTAGTTTGTGTAAATGTGGAAATTGATTTTTTAGTTCCTTGTAATGCTGCAACGGTTGGTAGATTTTCAATATCAGTTGCGTGTAATGAAACAACTCTTATCGGGTCAACTAATTTTTTAACAATATTAAGTGAAAGAGGTAATTTACCAAGCATACACTTATCGTATGTACTGTCTTCCCACTTAACTTCGTTTAGAGATTCAGTTATATCATCATCTTCTTTATCTAACTGCTTGCGAGTTTTTTTTACATCTTCCGGTTTAGGTGCACCATTAATATATCCACCCGGCAAAGATAAACCTACACCAACACCACCAGGAAACCCATTTTCAGTTTTTAAAAACTCATTTGGTTCTTTATAATCATGTTTTAATATACGATTATATTTTGATGTTTTACCATCACTATGATTATCTATCGGCAATTTTTGGTCAGTTGCTCTTTTCTTTTCAAAATCAGATGGTTTTTCATTTACATTTGACCAACCTTCTAAATTATCTAAATAATATCCTTGGTCATCATAATCATTCCAATCTGCATTCCATGCATAACCAGTTGTAGAATTACCATCACTTTGAAAACTTGCACCCATTGCACTAATTTCGACTAATGATAATTTAGTGTAGTATTTTGGGTCTTCAAATAAATGGTCTAATGCAATTTCTTTTGCAATAGCTGAATCAGTTGTGTGTTCTCTTTCTACTTTGTATCCTTTTTTAAATTCATCAGCTATTTCAGAATTGGAAACATTGTGTTTTTTAGCAATATCTGATAAACTCATTCCTTTTGCTAAACCACCCGGTATTTTATCAGATTCTACCGATAAAGTTGGATTTGATGTTTTGAAATCAGATTTTCTCATTACAGTTTTTGCAATGATTTGATTTGCTTGTTTAACAAAAGCTATGTTTATATCATCTCTTTTATCTTTAACAACAATTTGTTGATATTTTTCTAAAAAATCTTTAAATTGTTTTTTATGACGAGATAATCTTTTAAAAAATCCGGTTAATTCTGGTTCTGAAATTTGTTTACCATTACGAGGGTCATTTACTCTATCAAAGAAATGTTTTGTAAATTGGATATCTTCTGGTGATAATTGTTTATCTGCGTATTTCTCAATTTGATTTAATTGAGATAAACTCATTTCAGAAATATTATTTTTTTGATTATATGAATCAATAGCTTTTTCCATAACATCTGCAGGAATTTCCATATTTTCCAGTGCATCTGCAATTTTATCAGCAAACATCATCAATAATCTTTCATCTTCGTTAGTATCTGCAAATAATGCTGCCTTTCCTGCTCCTAATAAAATTGTTTCTGCTACAATGTGGGGAACAAATTCAACTGCAAGATGTTGTGCAAATGGTAATATTCCATGTGATAATCCACCAGTTGCAACACCCAATACTCCAGCTATAACAATTTTTTTACCAACATCAACTAATGCTTTCTTTTCTTCTTCAGATACTTCTTTTCTACTTACAAAATTTTTAACACCTGTTGCTGCTGTTTTGAATAAATGTGCTTCATGTTTAAATCCATGAACGATTGCGTTTCTAGCACCTTTTGCTTTATCCAATACTGCTTCTTTCCAACTTCTACGCTCATCTGATTTTGGTTTATCTTGATGTTTTTCAAAGAATGCTTTTTCTTTTTCTGCCCAACCACTAATCTTTCTCTTTAAATTTTTTACACTATATTTTGAAACATCAGCACCACCACCTGCAGGTTCTGCATTTTTGTTAAATACACCATCATAATCAATTACTTTTACAGGTAATTTTTTACCATGTGCAGTAAATGACATTAAACGAGTATTTCCTGCCATTAAATGTAAATCACCATTTTTATCTCTTAAAGCAATAGGTGCAGGTACATCGTTTCCTTTTGCAATACCTTGTTCTAATCTATTCCAATCTTTACCATATTCACCTGCAAGTTCTTTACCTCTTGCTTTCATTGCATCCATACCACCATCTTCACTTGCAGAAAGAATTTCACCAACATCGGTATTACCCATATTTTGTAATTCTTCAGATGATAAATAAATAGGTTTTGCATCTTTCATTTTTTGAATCAATTCAGATTCATCCTTAAATGCATTTGGTGCAACGTTTTTGGTTACATCATTTTCAAAATATTCACCAGTTTCACCTTGTAATTCTTCATCGGTGTATGGTCTTACATTTTTCACCTTCGAACGCTCATCATCAATGATTTCCCAACCATCTTTACCTTGTTTCCAATCAGTTTCTTTTGATTGTTGAGTTGATTGTGATTTTTGTTGAGCTAATTTCTTTTGAACATCCGGTGCGTGTTTAAACATGTCTGCACCTTGTACTGCTCCTGCTTGTTTTTGCTGAGGTTGTGTAGTTGGTTGGTCTGATTTTAATTGGATATATTTCCCACTATCATCTTTTTCAAATGTAGGAGATGTTTTATCGTCTTCGTGGCCTTTTAATTTATACTTACCATACCCAACGTGAGTATATTTTTCATCCTCTCTTGCATCTTCTAATATAACCGATTCATTTAATTTATTTGTAATTAAATTAAAAACAGTTTTATTGAATTTTGGATATGCTCTATCAACAAAGAAATTCTTTTTTTGTTCTTCCGAACCAGTTCCCAACCCTAATCTGACTTCAGTACCCGAAACTGAATTTGTTTGCATTGGTGATGCGTAGACATATCCTCTATCTTTATATCCTTCGGTTGCTTCACCATTCCATTTTTCAAAATATTTTCCACCTAATCTTGCTTCATCTTTTTCACCAACAACCGTAATAAATGCAGTTGTTTTTTCATCAAATCTTTTTAAAATTTCAGTTGGTGCATAAGGATTCTTAACCTCTACTATCTTGTTTGATGGGATACCAAACATAGTGGTCATAATTTCCTTTTTTTCTTTAAAATTGAATGGAGATTTAGGTCTTTCTATTTTATTGGATGTTCCAATAAATACATTATCTTTACCAAACTTTTTTGTTAAGTGTTCGTAAGTTGCATAGTGACCTTTATGAAAAGGTTGAAATCTACCTACATAAACGACAATAGTCTTTTTTATGGGGGTAGATTCCTCTAAAAGTATTTGTTCTACTAAATATTTTGAAAGTTCGTTCATTGCAATAAATTAGATTTCCATTAGTATATAAATATAAAAAATCACAGTATTAGTGATTTTTATATACAAATGGGTCTCTCTTACGCAATTCTTCTAATTTCTTACGATAAATTTCTTGTCTTTTCTTTTCTTCACGCTTATTTTTAAAGTAAGCTATAATTTTCTTGATTAGGTTCATTTTCTAAAAGTTTGTTTAAGTTTGTTACATATATTTCTGAAACCATTTCTTCTGTCATCGAAAGTAAATGTTTTCTATTGTGTTCTAAAATAGGATATAATTGTTTATTTAATTCATCCCATTCTTCGTTACTCTTCTCACATAAATATTTTACAACTGAATAAACGGCAATCATTCTTTCTGAATTATTTTGAATTCCATCATATGATTCATCCCAAAAATCAGAGAATGTTTTGAATCCCCAACTTTTTAATTGTTTCAAAATACCAGGTTTTCCTAAAATAACAAATGGATGTAAATGTTGGATTCCTTTAAATGATTTTTCGGAAATATAATGACCGTGTTCATAAAAATTAGTTTCGGTTATGACACTGAAATATGTATTCATATAAGGTTCTTTGTGTTCAAATCCAAATCCCCATACTCCACCTACATTATCATAATCAACTACGGATTTTCCTATTTTGTTTAATTTAAAAAATCCATTAATTACTTTAGATTTATATTGTTTATCTTCAATATATGGAACATCATCATAATCAGTTCCATTTGAAAGGTCTAATCCAATATCACCGTGACTCCATAAGGATAAATCAATTGAGTATTGTGCAGTTTTTAATAAATCATCATTTCTTAATAAACTTAGCATGATAACTCGATGTGGTGCAACTCTTCTATTATAAATCAAACACTTATCTTTTCTATTTGTTGAATTTAGGAAATCGGTTTCAGTCATAATAGAACATTCATTTGCGTTTCCATTGAATTCAAATACCGAACCTCTTTCTAATAAATGTGATGTTTCTTTTTTCTTTGCAATTAATGACCAACAATAATAACCAGTATAAAATTGCTCAACCTCTTTATTATTTTTTAAATATTCTTCATAAATACTACGAGTATTCATTGCTGCAGAAACTACTAAAACTTTGGTAGGAGAAACTCCCATTTCTTTACATTTTTTATGTAAATTTTCAAATAAAGAATTTCGTATATCACCTTCACTACTATAATCAAAAATTAAATAAAAATTCTTTGCGTTTTTTAAATAATATTTTGCTTTAGCGGAAATTAAATCAAAACAATGTGTTCCCTCATGATAATTTAAATTATTTCCAATACAAGTATCAATACTTCCATAAGGGTGTATTGTCATAAAAAAATTAGAATCACCATCTGTTCCATCTTCCACAATACCCAGTCGTTCATCATATCTAATTTCAGATATGTGCATATCATGTATTAAATCTTGTGGTAGATTTAAATTGCAATCGTAAACTGGTACCTGAACATACTTTGAATTAAATTTTTCTATAAATTCATGAGTAACAATTAAATTATTATCCCATAAATCAGCTGAATAATTCCAATTCCAACCATTAGGTACAAATCCTGCAGGACCTTTTACATCAAATATTCGTTTAATTAACATAATATAATTCAGGGTATTCAACTAAAATAATTGGGCCGTTTGATTCTAATGCTTTTTTATAAGCAGGTAAAATTTTATCAGCCGAATCTAATTTAATTACCGGTATATGCTTTAACATCGAAGAAAATTCATCAGAATAATCTGCTTTATGTTGATGACCGGGGTCTAATGGTTTATCTGAACCCTTACCCACTCTAATTATTACATTTGGGCAATATTCACCATCGGACATTGCTTCTAATTTATCTAAATGATTTATCAACTGATTTGATGCACAAATTAAAAAATCCCAACGAGGATAAAAAGAAACTACTCTATGTCCTGTCATTGCTAATCCAATTGTCATTCCCATTTGAGTTTCTTCCATTACCGGAGTTTCAATCATACGTTCTTTTGGTAAACCTTCAATTGTTTTACTCATTGGATTTCCATAATAGACAATTTGTTGACCAATAAATATTGTAGATGGGTCTTCCATCGTTAATTTCATTGCTTCAGTTAGTGCATCTAAATATGGTGTAAATTGTGGTGAACTCATAAATTATGGTTTTGAATTTGGATTATATTGATTTTTGTGTTCTTTATACCATTCGATAGTTTCTTTCAAAGCTTGTTTT